CCACCATAAACAAATCTATAAGCTACACCTGCTTCTGGTGCAGGAAGTGTATAAGTATTATCTTGTCCACCATCTGGAACAATATTTACTCTACCACCATGAGTTGTATTTACAATAGTAATATCACCATCTGCTAATACTACTGGTGTANCAACTTCACCTTTATTACCAAACGTAATATTTTCTGTTATTGCTCCTGTANNTGAATCTTTTGTAACACCAATAAAGCCATTCTCAGCTCTGACTGGTCCATTAAAAGTTGTATTCGCCATAATTTATTCTCCTTTATAAAATTATATCTATCGTCTTGGCTTGTCTGCTAGGGCAGTCGATAGACAATTAAAATCCCTAGTTATTCTTTTGGTTCTTGTATTTCATTTTTAATTGCATCTGTCATAAAATCAATAAGCTTTAAACTTCTTGTTCTATCATCTACATCATTTAACTCTGCTACTTTTTTCATAGCATCTGTTCTTATTCTTTCTAAATCTATTTCTGCTCTTTGCTCAGCTATGACAGTCTTTGTTAGTAGGTCAAGTTGTTTCATAGTTTCTTTACTTGCTCTATCTAAATCTCCTTTTTGTTTTTTCATAGTAGCAGTTTGTCCTGAAACTGCAGAGTCTTTTAATAGTTTCATTTCTTCTAGTTCTAACTTTTGAGATTCTAAAGCAGCATCTGCAGAATTTTTAGCAGAAGACATTTTAAGTTTTTCTTTTTCTAATTCTACTTTAGCTTGCTCTAATGCAACCATTTGTTGTTCAGGTGATTGAGCTTGACCCATAGCTTGATTAGCATTAAGCACTTGCTGTGCTGCCTGTGCCATTGCCATTTCTACAGCTTGTGGGTCTTGCTGTCCTGCCATTTTAGTTACACCACTAATTTGTTCTTGATATTTCATAACTGAATGTTCTTGTACGTTAGCTTCTAGTATTGGTTTAATTCTAGCCATAATAGGATTGGCACCATTAGCAGGGTCTTGTAAGTATGCCATCTTTGTTTGTATGTGAGCATCATGGTTCTGACCTGGAAATGCAGAAATAGGTATACCTTTAGTTACTGCCATAATATCTGATACTGGGTCCATCTGTTGTGGCTTTTGTTTAGGTGGAAGTATCTCGTCAAGATTAGGCATACTAGCAGCATTTAATATGGTTCTATTCAAAGCTTCTATATTAAACATACCAGGAGGGGATTGTTGTGCCATCTGGAGAGCCATTTGAGCAATCATCATCCTATGTGCATTAGAAGGAATGTTAGGGTCGCTGACAGGGATTACATCAACCCTTCCATCAAAATCCTTTTTAAACACATTCTGGTCAGCAAAAGGTACTTCATATGGATACTCCGAGGGTAAGTATTCATAGTTTATACGAGCAAGGATTTTAAATTCATCCTTTTGAGATTTATGTAATCTCTTATGTATTGAAGAAAAGAATTTACTTGAAGCTTCTAGTAATGCCATAGTAGTTCCAACAGGTCCATAAGATGCTGCATCAGAGACAACTTGCTCTGTACTGTCAGCAAACTTCTGTGCTGTTGCTGTAATGAACGTAAGCATATTATATAGAGTAGAGGAAGGCTCTTTATAGGGGAGAGGAATAATAGCCTTACTTAAATCTACACCAGTTGCTTCTATTTCTTTAAATTCACCAGGGCTGATTGGTTCATTATCACCAACCATCCTTACACCTTTTGCTTTAAATCCTCCTGGTAGGTTTGCAAATTGACCTGCATCCACTAAACTTCTCATTGCTGCTGTTGCAGTCATTGTGAGATTACCTAAGAAGTGCATCAAGCCAAACCCATAAAATCCAAATCCAGGAACAAACCTGTAATGAACAAAATGGGAAACTTTTTCTTGTTTCTTATCATCTTTCTTATAGTTTCTTCTAATACTTAAAACTGTTCTTGATTCTTCTTCTACAGTTATAATATAAGGAAGAGCATAATCTTCTTCTATTTCTAAATAACAATGTTGTTCTAATAATGTATATTGTGGGTCACTATCTTCTGTAGGAGTTAATCCTAATATTGTATCCATCTTTGAAGAAAGAGATGTAGGATTAGGATTAGTAGCTTCAGGTAATTCTACATCATCATAAATACCTATACGCATATCTCTAGCTAAATCTATAGGACTTCTATAAATGACATGTGTATATCTATCTGCTTTTCTTAAGTTACTAGAATAGTAAGAAACATAAAACTGGTCTATAGGAACAAATTCAGATACTGGTCTTTTTAAGTTAGCATCATAATAAACTTTTTTAAATGCTGAACCTATAAGAGGTAAATGAAATAACATTCTTTCTGTTTCATCAAAGTATTCAGGCATCTGTTCTGTTACCTGATAGTTCATAAAGTTTTGAACTCTATTTGCTTGGTCTTCTCTTTCAGGAGTTTGTCTTCCTAGTATCTGAGATTTAACAGGACCTTTACTAGGAAATAATTCTTGTATTGCTTTTGATTGAAACTTAACTGCTGACTCTATTAACATAGGATGGACAGCAGTGCATGCACCTTCAAAAGGTTCACTTGCATCTTCTATCTTTAATCCTAATAAATCAAATCCTCTTTCAAACATTGATTCCCATTCAGCTCTGGAATCTTTGTCTGCTGTATAATTATCTATAACTGTTGTAGCTATCTCTTGTAATTCTTCTTCATCTATATCATTAGCTAAATTACCATACCATTCTTGTATGTCAGCTTCTGCTTCCATTTCAATATTAGTTTCAGTAAAGTCTACAGTAACTCCACCATCCTCATCTGGTTGAATAGTTGGTGAGTCTGTTATTGCATCTATTTGTTCTGGAAGTTCTATTACATTTGATATTGTTTCCTCTATCTTATCAAATGGATTTCTTTCTGTCGCCATGTTATTCCCCTTTAAAACATAATTATATCACTAAGTTCTCCAGTACGCAACTCTTTTTTTTCTAGGTTCATCTTCCCACTCTGGGTCATCAGGGTGGTCTAAATTCCAGGAATCTTTCATGTAATGTATTGCCATTGTCATAGCATCAACTTGGTCATCATGAGCTGCATTTGGAAAACGTAACATTTCTTCTAATAAATCTTCTGACCATTTTTTATCTTTAGGTATCCATACTCTACCTGCTTCTATCATAGGTGAAGCTGCATGTACTCTAGATACTTTATCTCTATCAGGTGTATATTCTAAGATAGGTATACCTGCTCTACGCATATCTTGTATTAATGATTGTCCACTTGCTTTCTTTTCTATCATACAGACATCAGGTCTATAATCATAATATAGTTTTTGAGATATTCTTCTTAACTCTGGATATTCAAATCTACCTTTTATATTTCCAAGTAGTATTAAATTAGATTTATAAGATTCATATCCCTGTTCATCTTCTTCATATTGAGAAAAGATACCCCATGTTTGTATAACACTATAGTCTGCTGTTGTCTTTGTTGAAAACGCAGTATCATATGTTTGAATCATAAAGTCACAGGTAGGAGGTTCTTCATATTCCCACCATTGTATCCAATCTTTTTTTATTAAACCACCTTCATCAGGTGTTGGGTCCTGCATATATAATGCGTTCCAATATCTTGCACCATTAGATGCTTTTATTTCCTGTTCATCTACACGTAAGACATCATCTGACTTCCATTCAGGAAAATAACTACCACCTACTGGTAAATCAAGTAACTAGCAGACTCCTCGTCTAACCAGGCAGGAATTTTTATAACTTCCCAAGGTGCAATAGCAAATTCATCTTGTTGTTTTAGTAACCAACCACATAAATCATCATAATGATACCTTGTATTAATTATAAGTATAGAACCATTAGGCATTATACGAGTTCTTAGACCTGCAGGGTACCATTCTTTAATATATCTACGACCTGCTTCAGAATAAGAGTCTTCTTCAGACATCACATCATCAAGAATTGCAATATGTGCACCTCTTCCTGCTATTTGAGACTTAACACCTGCAGCATAATAACTACCACCTTGGTTTGTCTTCCATTTACCTGCAGCTCTAACGTCTGTTCGTAGCTTAACACTCTTAAATATACTTTGAAACTCTTGTGAGTCTACTACATCCCTTACAGACCGACCAAAGTCAGAGGACAATTGGTCACTATGAGACACAGTAAGGATTTCATGCTCTGGATTACGACCAATATACCAAGCAGGAAACAATTTAGAACAGATAACACTCTTAGAACTTCTAGGTGGTAAGAAAACCATAAGTCTTTTTATTTCTCCAGACTCTAATTGTCTTAGTTTTTCACTTATTACTTCTATATGTTTACCCATTTTCCAATCAGAGACAAGTATTGGAGCAATCTTACGGACAAAAGTTATGAAATCTGTTTTAGAATCTTGTTCTATTTTTAAATTTAAGTAACTTTGTAGATTTAAGTATGGTGATGTATCTATAGTCTCTATAGTTTCCAAAGTATTTAATACCTTAACATTGTTATATTGTAATATTGTAATAATATAAACTATAAAATATAATTTTAATATCTCTTATATCTATATAGATTATATTATATATATATATTATATACAACTCCCCACTAAAATACAAGTACTTTTTTTATTATTTTTATTGACCCTGTTATTTTGTTACATATATGTCACTAGTGTATATACTAATACACGCACTATGCCTATTTTTTGGGCTACCCCNTATATTTTACCTATATTAAAAACNAATCACNTAAAAAAAGATACCTTTTTACTTATTCTCTGAAACCCTTGCTCAGTAAGGCTTTGCAGGAAGTGTTTGACAATACTTTTTTTTTATGTAATNNTTAGANCATCAACAAAGTTTGATACCCAAGAGTTAGAGCAGTAAATACTGTAAAGATAATTTAAAAACGCAATCGCTTATTATCTGACAAATGCTAACCAGATGCCNAATAAGGTGCAGTAGGTAAGCAACTTGTTGATGTTTTTTAACAATCAATTAATGAAAGGAAAAAATTTATGATTGATTATTTAAAGAGTTTCTTGAGTGTAGAAACTGAAATAAAAACACTCAATACAGCACTAGGAGAAGCAGAAGAACAGCTAGCTCCAATCAAAGCTAAGCTTGAAAACTCAGCAATGACTGCTCAGTATACAGGCACTTTGATTGCTATCCAGAAAGGTTGGAAAAAATCTGATGCTGATGCTCAGAAATTTACTAATCTTTTTAAGGGTCTTAAGTATCCAGATGGTACGGATATTTATACTTTTACTCAGCAGAAAGATGGCAGGCTTAAATGTAATAAGCTTGATATGTTGAGAAAAGTTGCTCTTAGTCCTAAGATGCGAAAGCAGTTTACTAAAAGCACAACTCTTCCAGAAATGGCTGAGTTTTTTGCTGAAGAGAATGTCAAAACTGCTAATGCTGTAAGAGCTTGGGCTTGCCCTCCTATTCCTGATAATTTCAAGGCTTTCCAAAAGCTTTGCGATAAGATGGAAAAGGCTTTTGACGAGTCAGGTAGTAAAGACTTAGACAAGTCAACAGCATGGTTTTGCCAACAGTATGGCTTAATCGACACAGATGTTGCTAAGAAGAAATATTCTTCTAACTAACATCACCAACCTGGGGAGTGTAAAAGCTCCCCATAACTTTAAGGAGAACGATTATGAGAAAAACTACTGATGCAATTATATTTTATAAAAATACATTAGCTAAAACTAATAACGATTGGTTAAAAGCTTTATGTATGGTTAATATAAATAAATTAGGCATGCAATACTGGAACTTTGAGTATAAAAAGAAAGATTATTGGAATCCAGTAGATTAATAAACCAGGGGAGTGTAACAGCTCCCCACAACACAAGGAGAATATCATGAATATAATTGGATTTATTTTAAATGTATTAGCTGTTGGATGGGGATATGCTGTAGCATCCTTATCAGCACTAGGTATGGATTGGATAGTTAATCATACTGACTTACATCAGGCTTGGTTAATCTTTCCATTCGCTATATTTCTAGTAGGAGTTTACGTATCTTATAGATTAATGAAGTTAGCATATAAATTCTAAGACTAAGGGGAGTGTAACAACTCCCTTTTTCTTTTTTATTTCTTTTTTTTTATTAAGAAGTTCGGTGCATCCCATCTTGTTCGGTAGATTGAGCAGACTTTATATTTTTTTAGCCCAGATTTTTAAAGGGTTCGGTAGATACGGAGCTGTCGATGTGGGTCGACACCCCTTATAATGTAGAGAATACGGAAGCATACAGCATAATGTCACTTCATTGTCTTTTTTTTTAATAAAAGGTTCGGTGAATACGCAATAATGCAGAGAACTATGGTGAATATCGCCCTATTTGTGCCTATTATGGTACCATATGCCCAGAAAACAGACACTTAAGACACTCAAGACTAACCATTTCTTCTATACTATGATGACTCCTCGCTATAGGAAAAGATGATACATATTATAGATTATGATGAGTCGACATGGGTCGACACAAGCACTACCTATTGACGACTTGTTAATAGTATGCTATGCTTAAGGCATATTAATTGATAAGGAGAAAAAGAAAATGTTTCACTTAGATAAACAAGCAGTACTAAAAAATGCTAGAAGTAATTATAAAAAAACTACTAGCCAAAAACCTACTACTAACCATCATCTAATAGGTGTTAGTGATAGGACTAGTCTATCAAAAGCAGGTTACAAACCTACGACAGGTTGGGGTAGAGTATGTAGAATAAGAACCTTTGAAGGTATAGGTGAATTAAAATTTGCTGTAAAAGGTGCAAGAAAATCTGGTGCTTGTAAGTAACTGTCGATATGGGTCGACACAGTCACTAGCTATTGACAAGTTGACTATAGTATGATAAGGTTAATACATAACTAATTAAGGAGATAACAAATGGATTACTTAGAAGAATTAACTAACGAGTACGACAACATAGAAGATGTAGCAAGAGAACAAGGTGTCGATATGGGTCGACAGAATAAGGAGAATGAAGATGACTAGAGAAATAAAATACAAGGCTTACTTTGATGATTTAATGGACAAAGAATTAGAAGAGATAGANTTACAATGTAAAGAACTAGAAGNAAAAGCAGATGAANTTGGTGAGAGATTAGAGAAAGTAGCTCAGGAAATTTATGATGGAAGATACACTTGTCATAAAGACTTACATAGTAAACTTAATTCTCAAGCATATGCTTTACAGTATAAATGTAATTGGTCAGATTGGATAAAGAAGTTTAGGATTGACCCACATAGATAAGTAGTCGACATGGGTCGACACAAAATTTGGTAGTGTGGTAACTATCGAATACTCTGGTGAGTAGGGAATAAGCTAGAGTTATTATTAACATTCCCATTTATAATAGGAGAAAACAAATGGACTTAAATAAATTAATAGTAAATGCAAAGAAGGCTCACTCATATAAGATAGAGAGTGCCTTTAGAAATAAAAGTAATTATAGTAAATGTATAAAGCATATCTATATTGCAAGAGAAAGAGGTACACCTTATTGTAAGATAGGAGTAACTAAAAATATTAAAAATAGATTTACAATATTAAACATATCTTCGTATGGTGGATTCAAGTTGATTGCTTCCCATTTATATGCAGGACATTGCTATGTATTAGAGAGAAACATGAAGCTATGGTTTGCTAGAAATGGTGCACAACATGGAGAAGGTACTGAAATGTTTGTCTTTGATAAGGGTACTGATGCCCAGATAAAACAAATATTTGATAAGGTAGTATCGAATAATGTAGAGAAGTTAAACGAATCATTTGATATAACTAAAGTAACCAAGTCTATGAGTAAGAAGCAACAACTTAATCTATTCAAGTAAGGAGTAACTATGACACCTACAACTACTAGATGGTGTAAAGATATTAACATGTGGACTATCGACAGACCCATCAATCCTGTTGGTGATGTCGAGGGTTCATGTGTACACAGAACTTCTTTTTGTGATACGTCTTGTTACAATGTGAAGCTATACAAAATGTTTAAGGGTATGGCTAAAAAAGATATTGCAAACGAGAAGTTCTGGCAATCTTTACCTACAAATAAGAATGATAATCAAGATAGTTTAAAAGCACTACAACAAAAATTGTTTAGGTCAAGACGACAAACAAAACGAGCAAGGCTCATGAGTAGAGGTGAAGCTATCAAAGATATGTCAGACGTATTTAGAATAAAGACTTTGTGTGAAGCTACACCAGATACAGTATGGTGGGTTCCAACTAGAGCATGGAGAGATGAAGGGTTAAAACAATTAATACAAGATGTATTGTTTCCCCTTAAAAACATATCACTCAATGCTTCTCTTGACCCAACGAACACCAAGCAAGAAGAACGTATGCTCAAAGATAGTGGGTGGAATACTATGTACTTTGGTGACGACAAGCAGACTACATCTAAGGTAGGTGATAGAAGATACTTATGTCCTAAGACGCATAAGAAGATTAAGATATGTGATACTTGTAAGGGTGGTTGTTTCTCTCAAGTAACATTAGGTAAACAATCCAATGTACATTTATCACAACATTAAAAAGGGTTCGACCCCCTATCGAACCTTGACAATGTATAGATACTATGATAAGGTTAATACATAATATAACAAGGAGAGAACATATGACTAAAAACTTATTTGGAAAATCAAGACCAAAAGAAAATCCTTATGCTAC